TAACTCCTATTTCTTAAATGGATAACAGATTCTTGTTTTGGCTGGTCATCATCTTGATTGATCTCTCCAGCTTTCTCTTCTTCACCTATTTGTTTTTTCATATCCTCAATTTCGTCATCGTCAAAATATAGAACATTTTTCATGACCCACTCTTTAGAGAAATACTCGCCAACGTACTGTTGCATATTATCTAGGGTCTGTAGTTTATTCTGTAATATCTCTGCATCTTTTAGTTCGGTGAAATGGTTATCGCGAACATAATTGATGTAAACGTCCTGTTTCCAATTATCCCAATCTTCCTCGGTAATAATGGCCTTCATGATCAATTGCTTTTTCAGGATCTCTGTAAACAACATTGAGAACCGACGTCTTAATCTATCCACAAACTTTTGGAACTTAAGCTCATCACGTGTAATCTCTGTAGCTCTTCCCAGATTAAACTGGGCTTCTGGTTCTAGTCTATTGATTGGAACGTTTAATGATCTATAAAGCTTTTTCTGGAAGTAGAGAATATCATCGATCTGACCTAGATTTTCACCGCCGGGAAGTGTAGTAATCTCTGTACCACGACCACCTTCACGACGTGGTAGCCAAAAGTCTTCAAGCATCGACATATGCTTACGATCGTCTCTGATATTACCCGTGTTGGCATCATATACTAGTTTATTACGGTAACGAGCCATAATGTCTTTCATATATGTCTCTGCTTTACCACGTGGTAAGTTACCTACATCAATATAGAAAATTCTACGCTCTGGTGCTCTAGCAAGCCTGTAAATGACTAGCGAGTCTTCCATCATACGTAATTGGTTAATAGGCTTTAGTGCTTTATGTAGATATGAAACTACTTTTTTTCTGGTCTCGTCTAATAGTCCAGATGTTACATATGACACTGAATCATTACTTAGTTTAATACCCTGGGCTTGCTGACCCGGCTTTTCTTGGTAAATATAAAATTCGTTTACATTTTCAACAAGTGTTGCTCCAGTCTGAGGATCTTTTTTCTTTTTAACCTCCTTGACCTTACGGATCTTAGAGGCATCAATTGGTCTAATCTCTTGGATACCAGCCTTTAGATTCTTTTCATCTACAACTAAGTGATGATACAGTCTACCATCTACGTACCACCTTCTAAAAATATCGTGGCCTAAATCTGTAAATTTTAACATGGAACAGATATGGTCGAACTCTTCAGTCATTACTTTTTTAAGCTGATCACTTAATCCTTCTACCTCATCCAAGACAAGCGAAACCGGTGATCCTTCGTTATTAGTAATAGATTCATTGACAATATCCTCGATTGCTGCATCAACCTCTGGATGGATTGCTACTGCACGATATTGCCTAATATTCTGGTGATTATCTTTTGAATGATCACCTTCTCCTAGGTTAACATATGTTCCATAATGTGAGCCAGAAGCAGTGACGTATCCTGCACCATCATCATCTGTTGGTGGGACAATAGATTGCAACTTTTCTGCGGATTTATCCTTAGCTCTTTTAATCTCAAAGCCGAATAAACGTAATCCAGTATTGTCAGCCATACTTTATCCTAATATTGAAGTGAGCGAGAGACCATTTCTGGTCTCTCTTTTTAGTTATTTATAACTTATGAAGTTGTTGCTGCTTCCCAGTATTGAACTTGGAATTCTACTGTGAATCGTTCGATCTCATCTGTTGCTTGATAGCTAACATCGATCGGACTAATTGCAGTAGGGAAACAACCTCTAAAGTTGTAGGTTTTAATTGATGAGCCGTCTTTATCCAACTGCTCAACAACCAAATCAGCTTCGTAATCTGTAGGATTCGTCAGACCGGTATTTGCACTGTGTGCATTCATACCGTTCATCCAACGCTCCAAAGAATTACGGATGCTGAAGTCAGTATCGTTAATGATAGTTGGTGTCCATACATCAAATGTACGATCACCAGCCATTTTTAATTGACGACCACGGAAAGGAACAATAATTGTACCCATTGTCGACGCTGGTAACTGAGCTGCCTCACATAGGAATGAGGATAGTTCTACGTCACCGTTTGCATAACCTGGGAAGTTGATAGTTGCCTTAAATAAATTAGGGCGGGCACCACCACCGCGAAGCTTTGCTTTAAAATCATCTACGCCTAAAACTGCCATCTTTTATCTCCTTATACCTGTAGTCCAGCGACTTCTTCGAAGTCGACACCAGATCTAACAGCAACAAAGTTTAGAGTGATGTAGTTGATTGAACGTGCTGGCTTGATGAAGATGTTAGCAACGAACTCGTTTCTATCAATGATAGCTGGAGTGTTGTTTGTCTCATCACATACCACACGGAAGTCTGTAATACCACGACGTCCTTTGATCTCTCTTAGGAACGGTTCTACGATATTCACAAACTCTGCTCTTGTAAACTCATCGTTTAATTCGAACAATGTGTTGCGTGCTGCCAGAGCGATTGCTCTTTCTACGACATTAAATAGACGACGTACATTTACACGATCGAATGCACTTGGTCTATTCATATGTGTTTTATCACCATAAAGCAAAATACCTTGTCCTGGTAGATTTGCGATTGGGTTAATACCTGCTTTGTACAACGTATCTCTTTGAGATTTAGTTGGTGTATAAGCAAGTGATGTAACACCCAAATATGCACCACGACGTGAACCTGCTGGAGAGAACCATGGAGCTGCATTTGCGTCTGAAGCTGCCATAATACCCGCTGTTGCACCAGCTGCCGGGATGTTAACATATTTGTCGTTATATTTATCGTAGACTTTTAGATGGTTATTATCAACAAATAGGTATGAGCTATATGTGTAACCACCTGCTTCAGTAACAGTAGCGGAGACAGGATCTGCTTTACCTACAACGTTACCTGAATAAGGTGAAGTAACAACCACACAGTCTTTACGTGTCTGTTGAGCTGTTGCAACTAGATCGTTTACAACACTCTGTTGATTTGTTTCGTTATTCATATTAGGTGCGATCAAGAAATCTACTTGGATAGTGTCTTTATCCTCGAACACATCATGTGCATCGTTAACGTTTCCTGTAGTTCTTGTGCCTTTGGCACCATTTGATAGACCGAAGTTCCCAGATGTTTGAGCATTATTAATACGAATATAGTTAGATCCTCTATTCACAACGTCTTTTTGATAGTTGGATGATCCATCTGCATTTGTAGCTCCAGCTGTTGTGCTAACGAATGGATATCTTTCTAGTACAGTACCTGCTGTACCAGTAATACCACCATCAGAATCTAGAACCAAAACATGTGTTTCTTGACCGGTTGGTGCTGCATCGAATTGTGCTTTATATGATGCATCCCATGAGGACCATTCGGTAGAATCAGCAATTTTAATTGCAAGATTATCGCCTAGAGGCCCAGGATGTTTAGCCAGGATATTTGCGGTCCAAGTACCATTATCCCAATCCTCGTCGTTCTTTACCAATTCACCGGCACCGCTATCTACGGCATTTAATGCGCCGCTGTCTGCAGTACGTACTACTTGTAAAGCTGATGAGTATCTTAAAAAACTTGCTGCGGTTAGAAAGTCAACCGCGTAACTGTCGTTGGGCGAACCAAAGGTTGAGGCCAGTGTAGCTTCATTGTCTACCAAAACTGCCTGTTCCATTGGACCCCAACGGAAACTTCCAGCAAATGCGCCAGTTGTAGATTGAACGTTGGGAACACCACCGCTTAGATCTACTTCTTTGACGACAATGGCTGGAGATTCGGAAGGTGCGCCTATTGCCATGTTTATTTTCCTTTTCCAGAGATCGAATTATATGTTTTCATTATACGGATATTCAATTAATACTATTTATAATTTCTAAAAATTAGAAGTTGGTACCCCATTCTTCGACCCATTTTCTGGTCTGCCAATCATCTTTTTCTTCTATCTGTTCAATATAATCCGATGCATCATCTATAAACCCAAATGGTACCACGTCCTCTTCAATAGCTTTCATCTTCTGCTCGAATAACATATTCTTAATATCAACATCCGTTAGTTGTTGGAAATAATTACCAGTAGCAAAGTAACCAAACATAACCAAGTTCATCATAAGGTCATCGTGATTACCATCACTGGCTTCATAGGATTGACCCTTTGAGACGAACGTGGATATTTCTAGAATAGTGTTTTGGTCTACTATCTCTAACTTACCCTCTTCAAGTAAGTCCTTAATACCAGAACAGCCTAACCTCTTGACCTTTCTATTCATCTCTACGCCCAGCCTATCAGACTTTACAGTAGATTCCATGAAAAGGTTTTCATACTCTAGCTCATGATATAAACCATTTGTCACCAAACTTCCCTGATCATTTGATTCTACTACCACCCAAGCCTGATTATAGAGCCGTGCAAATTTATAAATAATGTTTGGGAAGAGTAATGGAGAAATAAGATTGTCGCGATATACGGCGACCTGTTTAAAAGGCTTTGAGCTAATATCGATCACGTTAAACGTAGAATAGTCCTGTCCTCTTCCTTTCGATACATCCACAGTCATCACATACTGATGGCTTGGATCCGGGTCCTCATAGACCCAAACCCTGTTTCCCTCCAATAATCTTTTTGGGGGCTTAGCTCTGAAATTCATAAGAGTTTCAGCGTTGATTAATGTATTACCAGTTCCAAAGAAAGTGTTACCAAATTCCTGGTCAAACTGTAGCTGTGACGTATTGGCAATGGTCTGTTCTTTCCAACTTTCATCTCTACCAGGTACATCCCACCAGTCGACCCGAAATGGTATAAATTCATTAATCCCTTGAACTGCACCTTCCCATATTTTATGAAACTGATTACCAATACCGTTTGCAGTAGAGGTAACAATAACCTTTGTATCCTTACCTGATGAAATAACCGGATAGGTAGAGGTATAGAACTCTGCAGCATTCTCTACAAATGCAAATTCGTCCAGATATAGTAGATTGACCGACATACCACGAATAGAACTACCTGATGTTGCTGCAGAGACAATGCGTGAGTTATTACTAAATTCTATGGATCGTTTGTTTAGTGCTTTACATCCCGGCTGTAGGAAAAACGGTAAGTTTTCCAACATTAATGTTACTCTTCCGAGCATCTCCTGTGCCGTAGCACCTTTGTTCGCCAAAATGGCAATAACTTTTTCTGGATGGAATATCGCATACCACAAAAGATAAGCCACGCTAGAAATAGACTTACCAGATTGGCGACAAGCAAGTACAATGTTAAATCTATTAGAATTGAATTTATCAAACATCTGCTCCTGATATGGATAGAGTTCAAAGGGTACCAAGCCTAGGTCTAGGTGTATGATTTTACAGTAGTGCTTAGCAAAATATCCAGGATCTTTCAAACATTTGCTATACTCTATAACTTCATCTTTGGTAAAGTTATGAACAACACCATCACGCTTAATATTAATATTACCTAGATATGTGTCATTCATCTTTCTTGTAATCGCTAATGTCAACTACCTTATCCTCATTATCTAGAAGCATACGCTGTAAATCACTCGTGGAACCAATAAACACATTATTAGTAGTCTGATTAGCCAGCTCTGCTGGTTTATCTTCTTTATTGTATTCTTTATGTTTTTTATGGAGATCTATTAGGTTACCATTAATATCAGCAACATGTTTCATCATATTAGAGAACACTTCGAACGCCCGCGGGTGCTCGGTCGCTCGCGCGACCTCCATCATTTCCTCGAGCGCATCAGTGCCTTTTGCTAGCAAGTCATGATAATTTCGTCTAGCATATTCAAAATCATTATCAGCGTTATCTACCATTGTCTTCCTCTATGGATCATCAAAGTCGAATAGATAGTCGTAATCAGACGAATCGTTGAAGCCATAATCACTGTCCGCGGAAACGTCAAATGGATCCGGTCTTGTTCTAAACGAGGCTACCTGAAGATCCGAATCTGCCAGACCCCTCTGAATTTCATATATATCCGCGATAGAAGTACGAATGACTTTGGAATCTATAATCGGACCATAGAAATTAATTCTCATATCAAAGGTCAAAGTATAGATGATAGTCCGTCTAGCTTCTAATGCATTTTCATAGTCATCAGAAAAATCTACTCCCACCAGAGCAAGAGGTACGTCCTCTTTTATATCAGGATAACTATCGAAAGGCTTCATTGTCACTACATATTGAGGATTAAAATAAGGAAGTATTTGTTCTACAATCTGAAGCGCATCGTCCTGATTTTTAGCATAGATTGATAACTGAAAGCCTATATTATAAGGAACAAAACTATAGAACTTGTTCCTATTACCATAACCCGATCCGGTCTGTGTAAAGTTATTAGTTTTCTGCAGCTGTCTTGCTGGGTCATATCCGATGGTAGTTATCTCGAACGACATACGAGGTAGTTTCAACGCCACTTTAGAATCTTCAATTAGATCGGGTTGGGATCTAATACGATCAAGAAACTTACGCTGAGGCGCGTATGATAGTGGAACCTTAACCTGCGATATGACCTGACCAGAAGAGTTAGAACGGATAACATAAAGGTTATTAAAAAGTGTACCAAATACAGCAACACTTTTCCTTAGCTTCTGATGATAAAAATGTGTTCCAAGCATGTTTAACCTTTATATATTGATTGTAGGTGAGTTTCAAACTCTTCGACCTTAGCCAATCTATTTGGCCATAATATATATTCCTTTTCTGGATTCTTTTTTAAATTATTCAACAGAGGAACAATAGCGTTGTAAAGTTTATCTAACTTATCCTGAGTAGTACTTGCTTTACTTTCAACTTCTTTAGCCGTAGCTCCAAGAGCCTGAACAGCTTCAAGCTCAGACTCATCTACCGCTGTAAATCCGAAATCAAATAAGTCGCTCATTTCATTAATCTCTTAATAGTTGCTAGTGCTTTCTTACCATCAGGGTGTCTTGGGTTTATACTTACCTCATTACCATTCACAAAATCCGATATATTGGCAGATTTACCTAGAGAAGTTATCGCTTTATGTAAGGGATCTCTTGGGTCATATCTCGTCTCGAACCCCGGTTTACCTCTAAGCTCTACCCATTTACTATCACCTTTATTCCACATTTTAAGCACATCTTGTGATCTACCACGGATAAGCTTTAGCTTAATACCCTCTGATATATATGTTTTAAACCCAATCATTAGCTAGGATCTCCGAAGGGGTTAGATTCGCTGAAATCCAAGAAGCCGTCTGCAGCGGTTTCGAAATCATTATTCTGTTCATTTTGGGATATTTTATTATCTTCGCTCACAGATGACAATAGAACATTGTTAGTTTTCTCGCCGTCAGAAGATAATTGATATATTACTTTATTTGCTGCAAATTCGTGATATTTACCATCATTTGCTCCAATATGGACAAGACTTAATATATTGGTATTCGGATTCCATCTAACAACTTCACCAGACATAGTTACGCTATCTGCCAAATCTTGATATACCATATCGCCAGCAGTAAATCCAGCGCCATCACTATCCAAAGTCAATAGGTATGTATATGCGTATTCTTCTTCAATATCGTCAACTGCTTCCACACCAGTATCAAAGTCTTCGTCATTATATTCAAATAGCTCACAACGTAATTTATATACCGTAAGATTACTTAACTGGTAAAATGGTTCTTCGTGCTCTACCATCATTATTTGGAATAACTTATTAGACAATGGTAAATAGATCAGGTCACCCTCGAAAGGTCTTACACTCTGAACCTCGTTATCATGCCGGGCAACCAATTGCGTCCATCTTCTCCTAGAAACCACAAAAGTTGCCTGATCCCTTATCTCAACTCCAAACTTAGTAAACAGATCTCCCTCACCACCAAATCCTTCTATGTTCTCGATGTACATCTCAATACGGTGGGAGGAGTTAAATCTTGACGGAACATCGTCGCCTAAAATTCTATCCTCGTTTACTATATCCCTTGGAAGATAATAAACATCCTGACCATACATCTTTAAGGATTCTATTACTAAATCCTCGTATAGATTTTGCTCCGATCTTACCTTTGGGCTAAAATAAAAATTAGTGGCCATAACCTATCCCACGAAAAAATCTACTGGAAGTTCGTATTCTAGTCTAATTCTTTCTCTTAACTGATTTATTTCATTTATAGCATCTTCGTAGATAACTCTTGCGTTAATCTGTACTCCGCCTGGAAGCTGCATACCTTCGAATTTCATAAGGTTCGAGCCCCACTGTCTTTTAACTACTGCAACTGCATATTCTTTTAGCCAAATGTCTTCCCACACCTGGGTGAAAGTGCTTTCATCGATGTAGACATAAGCTTCTAGTACAATATAATCGCCCTCTTGAATATCTTTATCGTCGATGTCGCCTCGAATATAAAGCCTATTCTGACGACGTGCGAAGTTTACCTGTGGGGATCCGGTTAATCTTTGATCTAGTAATGATAGGTATTGCTGCATCT